AGCCGACAGCATCCGGTGACGAAATGCTGGTGGGGTCAGAGTCTGAGGGCCTTGAGCGATACCGCATGGCAAAGGCACAGATTGAGGAAATCAAACTGGCGGAGCAGCGGCAGCAGATTGTCAGGCTGAATGATTTTGAGGAGGCCGTTCAGGCGATTCTGGGACCGTACAGGCGACTGGCCGAGCACGTGAAGCGGATGGGCAACAACGACGTGTGGGAAATGCTGGAGGAGGCGAACGCCGAAGTCCTGCGTGGATTGGACAACGCATATGCACATGCAGACACCGCCGAATTCGATACCGTGGACGGAATACGCGAAAACGAGCCGGCGGGCGTTGGCTGAGATCTTTCGCCGGCACGTGATCATCCGCCCATTCCGGAGCCTTCGCCAGTTCGCCGAATCCGAAATCATCCTGCCGGATGGGCCGTTTCAGGGACAGCGATTTCGGTGCAACAGACAGCCAGCACATGGGCTGTTCTTCGACGCGGTGGACGCTGGCAATTTTTTCCGGTTTGCGTGCACAGGTCCGCAGCAGTCCGGCAAGACGTTGGCGTTCGTTGTCGTGCCGATTCTGTACCATTTGTTCGAAAGGCAGCAGACGGTTCTGTTTGGGTTGCCGTCGATGGAGATGGCAAACGATAAATGGCAGCTGGACATCAAGCCGGCAATTGAGGCCAGCCAGTACGCACGATTCCTGCCACGGAGGGGAGCCGGCAGTCGTGGCAGCACACCGGAGTTGATTCAGTTCACAAACGGGGCCAATTTGAAATTCATCACGGCAGGCGGCGGCGATGAAAAGCGAGCCGGATTCACCGGGCCTGTGCTGGTGGTGACTGAGGTTTCGCACCTGGACGAAGTCGGCGGCAAGTCCGACGAAGCGACAAAATTAAAGCAGATGGAGGGCCGCGTTCGAGCATACCGAGCGAGCGGGCAGGCGCGGATTTATCTGGAATCAACCGTGACCGTCGAGGATGGCCGGATCTGGCAGGAGTACCAGAACGGCACCGCAGGCGAGGTGGTTTTCCCCTGCGATTCCTGCGGTGATTACGTGTGTCCGAGTCGTGAGCACCTTCACGGATGGCAGGAGGCACAATCAGAGGCAGAGGCGGAAGCCAATAGCCGATGGGCGTGTCCGTCGTGCGGATGGCTGTTTGACGATGCGAAGCGGCGGGAGATGCTGCAGCGGGCAAAACTCCGACACCGCGGGCAGCACATTGATTCCGCGGGCATCATTACAGGCGACATACCGGCAACAAAAACAATGGGGTTTCGGTATTCCGCAGCCACAAATACGTTTGTGACTGCGGCAATTGTCGGGGCCGATGAATGGCGAGGAAAACGCGAGATCGACGCGGACAACAGCGAGCGGGAGTTGCTGCAATGGACGTGGGCACTTCCGGCACAACCGAAGGAGCAGGCCGTCGAACCGCTGGACTTCCGGACGATCATGCACCGCCAGAGCGATTACCGGCGTGGACAGATCCCGCCTGAAACTGTTCGCATTGCGGCAGGTGTGGACGTGCGAGCGGCACAGCTGGATTGGTTCGTCACGGCGGAGCAGCGGGACGGACAGCCGATCTGTATCGATTACGGTTTTGAGCCAGTGCAGCGAGATCTGGCGGACTTGAAAACAGCACTTCGGCAGGCTATCCGACTGCTGCAGGAAAAGTTCGACGTTGGCTGGCAATCGGACAGCGGCAATCGGTCGGCGGACATTGTTCTGATTGACGCCGGATGGGAAACCGACATCATCCGCGAGGAAGCCGCGCGGCATTCGCTGTGGAACACGAGCAAGGGTTTCGGATTCAAACAGCATTTGGGGCAAGTATACAACGCACCGCGGGACCGCTCAAAGATCACAGTGAAACTCGGTGAAGGCTGGCATGACGTGCTGTTTACCGGATCTGCCGGACGTTATCGCGAGTACCAGAACAACGCGGACCTGTGGAAGCGGCGAGTACACCAGGCGTTGAGCGTTCCTGTGGAATCTCCGCAGGCATTGTTGCTGCCGGCAACTGATCAGCCAGAGCACCGGATTGAACTGGCGAAACAATTGACAGCAGAGCGTGAGGTGACAGCGTTTGAGGTCGGAAAAGGATCTGTGACGAAGTGGCAACAGACATTCACGCGCAACCACTTGCTAGACGCGGCGTATTTGTCCTTTGTCGGGCTGTCAATTTTGCGATATGACAATGATACGGTAGAATCTCAAAGGCAGCGGCAGGCGGAAATTCAGGCTGCAAAAGGCGTGATTTCGGGTAAAAAAGCACAGAAATTCGTGAGGAATCTGCGATGAAACCGCCAAAAAGCCCCGCATACACAGAACGGCGAGAATACACACCGCGGCACGCTGTTCCGGGGTTCGGCATGTGTCCGTCATGCGGCAAATTTGCGACTGCCTACTGCAGCCACGAGACGGACGGCGTGCGAATTCAGCACCGGGCCTGCGCCTGTGGCAATCGGTTTAAGACGGTGATTTCAGGCAGTTGATACCAGTCTTTTGGTAGACGACAGGCGACAACGGCGCGAGCGTCTGCGATTGTGCGAGCATGGCACGATCCGCAACCGAACGATTGGCACTCTACGAAGGCATCCGCGACAAAGTCGAATCGGCTTTGTTGGGCGGTGCGCCCGTGGTTGCGTACACGCTGGACGGGCAAATGGTTCAGAAGGAGCCGACTTCCGAATGGTTGGCGGAACTGGACGCACGCATTGCCGATCTGCGACGGCAGGCGAGCGGCGGCATTCACGGCGCCCGCAATCTGGTGAGGTTCAGCCAATGAGCCAGACGCCAAGCTACGCAGACCGCGTGAAGTCCGCTGCACAGTACACGCGACTGGACGCCGTCATTCAGCGAGTTTCCCCGCGCTGGGCTGCAGGCCGCGTGAAGGCACGTGTTGACCATGAATTGCGGATGATGATGGCGGCACGGGCTGCTGACAATTTCGCAGCCTACGAAGCGGCTGGCAACGATCGGTTGCGCGGGGAGAACTGGATTGTCCCGAAGAACACCAGCAACGACCAGCTGCAGGACGAGCTGGAAAAGTTGATTGACAGGGCAAACGATCTCTACCGGAACGACGTGTTTGCGGCGTCTGCAATCAACGGACGTGTGGACAACGTGATCGGGACCGGCATTCGCCCGCAATGCCGAGTGCAGGCTGAGCGTGGAATTCTGACACCGCGACAGGCGGAGGAATTCCGCGTGATGTCAGAGTGGTATTTTGCCAAGTGGGCAGAGTCGGAACAGTTCTTCGCAAAGCAGCGAATGCTGGAGCGGTGCAACGCAATTTACGGCGAATCGTGGTTGCACATGGCTGACGACGCGAACCCGGAAAAGCCGGTGACGTTGACGGTTCAAGTCATCAGCCCGTCGAGAATTCCCGTTATCACGTATAGCCGGATGCAGGCAAACGAACGCCGGCGACTGGGTTTGAGACTGGACAACAACAACAAGCCGATTGCGGCGTTTGTTCGTCGCAGCCTGCCATACGATTCCTGGCAGGTTGACGTGAAGGAAGATGAAGTCAGCCTGGTGGATCTGCTGCACTGCTACGAGGAACTCACGCCTGGGCAATTGCGAGGCGTCCCGTGGCTGTCCCCTGCAATGGGCAAGCTGAAGGACCTGAAGGACTTCGTTCACGCGCACTTGGTGGCGGAGCAGGTGGCGGCATGTTACGGGGCATTTATTACGGGTGTCACAGATCCGACAACGATGGCACAGTCTGGCCGATTGGCTGGACGCAGCAGTCTTGAGGATTTGGCACCCGGCACCATTCAATATCTGGCCGACGGTGAAGGCGTCCAGTTCAGCGACCCGGCACGACCAGGGACAACGCTGGGGCCGTATGTTGAATGGGCATTGCACGGCGTCGCGGCTGCTTTGAGGTATCCGTATGAACTGCTGGCGAAGCAATTCACCAACAATTTCAGCGGCGGGCGGTTGGCATTGATTGATGGCCGGATCACGTTCAAAAACTGGCAGTATTGCCTGATTGAACAGGTGTTGCGTAAGGTCTGGGGCCGATTCATTGACCGGGCTGTCATGCAGGGCCTGTTGCCGGTTGACGCGATCACCTACGAAGAAAACCGCGACCATTTTTTGCAGCACCAGTGGATTCCGCCAGGCTGGCCGTGGGTTGACCCAGAAAAAGAGGTCAAGGCGGACGTTGCTGCAATCTCTGCAGGACTGACCACGCAGACCGAATCACTTGCGGCACGCGGTCGGGACTTTGACGAGACGTTGCAGCAGATTGAGCGTGAGCAGTTGGTGAAAGCCGATATGGAGGCCCGCGTGGCAGCCTATCGGGCATCGTTGGGGCTGGGTGACACGCCAGACGCGCAGGACGACAGCGACAACACGGGCGACGCGCCAGACATGGGGCAGATTGCCCGCGGTGTTGCGCTTTTGGCAGTCCCGAGGAAGTACGCCGGCATCGACTTCAGACCGCCCCAAGGCGTCAGAGACGAGGCACGGCAAGGCCTGGAATGGCGACGCGAGTACAAGCGCGGTGGCACTGCCGTTGGTGTTGCCAGAGCACGCGACTTGAGCAACGGCAAGGCGGTCAGTCCGAGCACGATCAACCGCATGGTGTCATTCTTTGCACGTCACGAGGTTGATAAGCAGGGCGAGGGATTCAGTCCCGGTGAACCGGGCTATCCGTCAAACGGTCGGATTGCGTGGGCACTGTGGGGCGGAGATCCTGGGCAGGCATGGGCCGGCAAGGTTCAGAAGCAGATGCGAGCGAGGGACGAAGCCAATGCAAACAATTGACACCGCACCAGCTGCAGGCATGTTTCGGACGGACGCATCACGCACGGCACCACAGCGTGTTGACCGTCAGGGCAACGTCATCTACGGGGCATCCATCATGCAGGCCGGAAGCCTGAATGAAGGCGATGCGCGACCGTGGACAGCCGACATGCAGACATTGCAGCAGGTGGTGGACTTCGGGCAGTCATCCCGCGGCGGGATCAAAGCGCGATTTACGCATCCGAATATGTCCAATGACGGCATGGGTTCGTATTTGGGCAGGTGGGCGAATTTCAGACTTGACGGCGACACCGTTCGAGCGGATCTGCACATTGCAGACGCGGCATTCACGAGTCCGCAGGGCGATCTGGGAACGTATGTTCTGGACATGGCCGAACAAGATCCCGAAGCCTTCGGCGTGAGCATCGCGACGGCACTGGACGAAGCAAATTTGCAGAAGTGGCAGGACAGATTGCCAGACATGGCACCGGCAGACCGCAAGGCAGCACGGTGGCCGATGCGATTCACGAGACTAAGAGCGGCGGACGTGGTGGACACGCCAGCCGCAACGCGAACCGGGCTGTTCAGTCTGGCAGATGCGGACTTGCGGAATCTTCCGGCACAAGCAACCGCACTGCTGGACACATATTTCACCGATGCGCCGCCTGACGTGGTCCGGGCACGCATTGCAGGATTTTTGGACCGCTATTTTAGCTCGAAAGGAGCACCGATGGCCACGGAAACGCAGGCGGCGGAAGTTGTGAGTTCGGAGACACCGGCACCAGTCCAGCCTGCTGCAGATCTGTCGGCAGTTGAGGTGCAGCCGGAAGTGGTGGAGACGGCAACCGTGGATCTGGCACAGGTCGAGCGGCTGCGGTGCAAACAGATCCGGGCGTTGTGCGATCTGGCTGGAGCCGGCGACAAGTTCAATGCGTTTGTGGATGCTGGATTCAGCGTGGAGCAGACGCAGGCCGCATTGAGTGCGTTGGTGGTTGCACGAAATCCCGTGTTGGCGGCATCCGTCACACCGCAGGAAAGCGACCCGCATGCCGGTCTGAAGGCAGAGTTTGCAGACCTGCAGAAACGCGGCATGACGTTCGGCATGACCGAAGATGAGTATGTGAAGCACGCAAACAAAGCCTGACGGTCAGGCGTGGTTTGAGTTGGTCTCAGTTTGAAAGGGCAGAGCAATGGCCGTCACGGCAAATCAGGTGATCGAGAAGCGAGAAGGGCGACGCAGTTACCCAGTGGCAGCGTCAGTGCACATTTACGAGGGCACGTTGGTATTTCTGACGGCTGCAGGTTACGCCACGGACGTAACAGCAACCGGGGTGAATGGATTCGTTGGTGTTGCGGTCGGCGAGCAGGACAACAGCAGCGGCAGTGCCGGCGATCTGACTGTTGAGGTCTGGGCAGAGGGTGAATTCGTGCTCCAGGGCACCGGATTCGCGCAGGCAGACGTGGGCAGCAAAGTCTACGCTGAGGACAATTTCACGGTCGGCGTCAGCATCAGCACCGCATCCGTGCCGATTGGCAGGGTGACGGAGTACATCAGCAGCACGAAGATTCGTGTTGACATCGACGCGGTGGGCACCGGGGCGTTGCCAGTGGCAGCACTGACAACCATCACGCACACCGCACCTGGCACACCGGACTACGCAATCGCCAATACGACCAACAGCAGCCCGTATGGATTCAGCACGCAGGACGAAGCGAATACCGTGCTGTCTGTCATCAAGAATTTGCAGGTCCGCGTGTTGGATCTGGAGTCCCGTGGTTCCTGATTGTTTGGTTTGACCGCATTTCATTTCTGTTTGAGGAGTTTTCACAATGGCACTTGATACTGCCAAGGCAATCGCGGCAAGCCGAGCACTCACCGCGAAGTTCAACCGTGAAGCGTCTGCCGTGCAGACATTCTATCCGTCAATTTGTACAACAAGCTGCGCGGAGCGACCTACACACTCGCCAACAAAGAGTGGGAAGGCTCCCTGGAGATCGAGAAGAAGGACGTTGCGGACGACCGACTGGGGCTGTATGACGGCGCGTTGACCACACTGGCACAGCGAGCCGCGCGACATCCCGACAAACTGCTGATGAGTGCGATCGTGAACGGCGAAAGCACACCGTGCTTCGACGGTCAGAATTTCTTTGACACTGACCACAGCTGGGGCAACAGCGGCAGCCAGGACAATGACCTGACTTACGCTGCAGCGACCGGCACCACGCCAACCATTGACGAGTTTCTGGGCAGCTACGAAGCAGCCCGAAGCGCGATGATGGGATTCAAGGACGACAACGGCGAACCGTTGCACGAGGACGTGATTACCGGGCTGAATTCGGGAATGCAGTTCGTGGCACTTGTTCCGCGAGCGCTGGAAACGATTGCCAAGAAGGCATTCAATCAGATCCTCAACAACAGCGGCGGCACCAACGTTGTCCTTGACACGCCAACCGTTGCCATGAGCACGCATCTGAGCAGCGCAGCGAAGTGGTATCTGTTGCGTGTTGACGTGCCGCTGAGACCCTTCATTTTCCAGCCCCGTGAATCCCTGACGGCCAACGTTCAGGGAGCCGAGGACATGAACATGAAGCAGCTGCAGATGGGCACCTACGCACGCTACAACATCGGCTACGGCGCATGGTGGAACGCGGTGTTGACCACGTTCACCTGATGGCGGTCTGATCGAGCAACACCGCATCCGACGGGATGCGGTGGCCTGTTCGCTGTCCGCCACAGCGGGCAGGCATTTTTTGGCGGCGGATTTGCGGAGTTGATCGAATGGCACTGAAAAGCATCACAGTCACCAAAGGACCAGTCGCAAGCGGCAAGACGTTCGGGTTTCGAGTCGGGCCGAAACGTCCGGGGAATCCGTCTGCAGGCAAAATTGAGGTGGGCGATGAGCCTGTCAAAATTGACCTGCAGACTCCGCAGGCGTTGCGTGTCGGTCTGGAAAATCAGGTGAATGAATTGGTGGTCCGGAAGTATCTGACCAAAGTGGCTGTGGAGGAAATCCCCGAGCAGACACAGAGGGCCAGCAAATGAGCCTTCGCGAGCAGTTTGCACTGGACTGTGCAGCAATCCTCAACACCGATGAGTTGGGCGAAACCGCGACCTGGACAAAGGCAAGCGGCGGAAGTCTGACACGGTGCGTGAGATTGATTGAACAGCCAGACCGGCAGACGATTCGCAGGGCGCACGTATGGACGCCGATTGAGACGACGCGGGTATCTGTCGGGGATCTGTTTAGCGTGAAGCGTGGGACCGTTACGACGGTCTGGCGAGTCATGTACACAGACCCGGCAGAGACTGCAATCCAGAGATCCTATTGCCACCTGCAATTGACCGACACCGTCACGCTACGCAAACGCAAGACGGCACAAACGCAGAGCATGGCAGAGCGTCAGGTGGTGGATACGCAAACCAGCGGCATCCGCTGCCAGTGGTTCACGTCATCGGCGGAAATCGAGACCAGCCAGGCAGGCCGGCGACGTGGGATCGTTGGTGAGTTCTATCTGATTCTGCAGGAACTGCTGGACGTTGGAGTGGGTGACACAATCACCGATTCCGATGGATTAGCCTATCGTGTGGAGCGAATTGAGCAGCAGTTTAACCGTGTGGATTTGCCCTATCTGATCTGTCGGAGATCGGACGCATGAGTGCACGGGTGAAACTGATTGACCGAAGGCCAGAACTGCAGCGGTTTTTGCAGACCGCGGCGGGGCGAGTTGTGGAGGCGTGCAGCAAACGTTGTCACGCAATCGCGAGGCAGTTGGTCAGCAAGCGTTACACGAGACGACGGGAGCAGAGACGGCGGGAAAGGCAGCAGCAGAATGCCGAGGCGACGACAGAGTAGTTTCACGAGGTTTCGCAAGACGCTGGTGAAGCGATTTGCGAAAGCCCGTAGACAAGCGGCAAGAAGCGGCAAACGGCTGCAACGAACGGCACAGAGAACACAACGACGATTGACAAGCCGAGCAAAACGCAAGGCGGCAACGACATCCAGGCGACTGAAGCGGGCAACCGCCAAAGCCGTTAAGCAGGCAAGCAGAACACGGAAGAGCCTGACACGGACTGCGAAGGCAGCCGGCAGGCAATTGAGGAAGTGGAACCGGCAACGGAAGGCACGGCGAAGGGAGATCGAGAGAAAGCGGAGATCAGCCGCGAGGATTCAGAAGCGTGAGTTTGGCCGTCTGGTGTTGGTTGGCAGTCAGCTGCCGGAGGAATTTGAAAAAGGCGTTCGGGCGACTGATCCGGGGGCGAGCCGTCCCGGTGAACCACCCCGAATGAGGTCAGGCAAGGGCCGGCAGTCAATCACGATCGAAATCAGGATGAAAGGACGAAAGCCGGAAGGCCGGGTGTACGTGGACAAAAAGGTCGCGCCCTATATGGCAATGTGGGAGTTTCGACAGGACGGAAAACAGCGACCATTTTTGAAGCCGTCAGTGATGAATCACTTGAGTGAATACGGGCAGACGGTTGTGCAGGAAGTCAAGAAAACAGCAACGGGACCGAAGCAGAAGGCGCGAGTGAGATAATGGCGGACACGGGCATTGACAGACTGGTTGGCGAATGGTGGGCGCAGACACCGACGTTGTCCGCGTTGGTGCCGGTCAATCGAGTTGTGGCCAGTGTCGATGAATTCAGTGAGACGGAACAACAGGACGCGGACGCGGACGACTATTTTGACGATGCGGTGGTGTTCACGATTGCGACAGAACCGGCATGGAGAACCAACAGCCAACGCGGGTATCGGTCGACTCTGACGCTGTCCTGTTTGTCGATCAATTACGACGCGGGGAAATCCATCGCGCAGGAGGTGGTCAGCCAATGGGCAGACAAAGGATTCACCGGCACCGCTGCAAAGGTCATTCAGGCGAGGCCGACGGGACAAATGACGACGGAACAGGACACGCAAACGGGCGTCTGGGACACACAGATTCAGTTCGAGTTAATGCACACCGGAGTGTAAGAAATGGCCGACGTTTCCGTCACAGCAGCCAGTGTGGTCAAGACCACCACGACCGTATTTGCAATCGGTGTGGCCGGTGGCACTGTGACTGCTGGGCAGCCCGTTTATCAGGACACAGCAGCGAGCAATAAGCTGAAGCCGGCAGATGCTGACGTGTTGGCGTCAAGCAAGGTGGCGGGAATTGCGTTGCATGGTGCGAGCGATGGCCAGCCACTGCAGTATGCAACCGGCGGCAACCTGACGTTTAATTCAGCATTCACGGTTGGGCAGGTGTACGTTGCGAGCACGACCGCAGGCGGCATTGCACCGTACAGCGATCTGGCAACCGGGGACTTCGTCACGATTCTGGGCGTGGCAACCACCGCCACAAATCTGAAAATTGGTATTCTCTACTCCGCAACCGCCAAGCCTTGAAGGATAAACAGCAATGGCAGCAGGCACAGTGTTCAGTGGTAAGGACATGACGTTCAAGATCGGCAGCCCGTTGGTTGAAGAACCACACTCCGGACGCTGGGAAATCACGCTGACATCCAACAGTGGCAAGTACGCCAGCAACAGCACCAGCGGCTGGCGGAAGTCGGTCAAGGGCACTCGCGAATGGTCGGGCACAGTCCGCATCATGCTTCACGATGGCGAGTCCATGCCGTTCGTCTTAAATGACGAAATTGCAGCACAGTTTCACGCTGACAGCGATGATTACATCAGCGGCACAATTCTGATCACCGAAGTCGGGCCGATCACACTCGACGCTGACAGC